TTGGCCCAGGTGACGATCTTGTCGAACTGTTCGACCGCGAAGTCCATGACATCCTCGACCGCTGGCCCGAACGTCGACACCAGCCAGTCGACGACGGCTCCGATCCCCACGACGATCGCGTCGTACACGTCCACCGCGAAGTCAGCGATGGCACCGGCGACTGTATCGACCAGATCCCGGAATCCCTCAAAGTGCTTATATGCGTAGATGAAAGCGCCGACCAGCAAGGCGATGACGGCGATGACAGCGAGGACCGGAGCGGAGATACCCAGAAGGGCTGACCCCAGGACGGTGAAGAGACGACCGATGGTCAGCAGGGGGCCAGCCAATTTGATCGCCACGGCCAGAATGGCGATCAAAGCCAAGGCCAGGGTGGCCGCTTGCGGGTGCGCCTGCTGGAACGCGGCCATTGCTCTGAACATGTTGGTCGCTATGACGACCAGCGCCTCCCCTAGCGGTGCCCCGGCACGAACCAAGGCGACGAAGGCGTCAACGATGGAGCCGATTAGCGCGATAACCAGCGGTGTGTTTTCGCGAATGTAGTTGATGAAGTCCTGGAACCCCTTGTTGTCCTGAAGGTTTTTCGCCCAGTCAGCGAAAGACTTACTCATGCGCTCCATGCCGCCGACGAAGTCCAGAGTCAGGGGCATGAACGCGGCGATCAGCCCGGCGAAACCTGTCGCCAGGTTCCCGAAAGTCTTGCCTATCCCTTCGATCAATGGTTGCATGACCGCACCCATCATGGTCATCCAGGACTGCCACCAAGGACTGCCCAGAGACGCCACCAGCGACCGCTCCAAGGTCAGGAAGGCATTCGACGCACCCTGCACCATCGGAGCCAGCGACGGGAGAAGTTTGGTCAGCCCGGCCAGGCCCTCCTGCGCGATCTGAAAGATCTGCGGCTGGAACTGCTCCGCGAAATCCCGCCAGGCGGACTTGAAATCCAGGACCGACTGGACCATTTTCCGTACGGACGGATCCAGGCCGTCCATGATGGCCTTGGTCTTCTCCAGCGCCGCGTCCCGCTCCTTGTCGGTGGTGGCCTTGTTGTACTCCTCCTGCGCCGACTTCAGTTTCTTCAGCGCCTCCCCCACCGGGCCGAACGCGGTGATCGCGACGGCGGCGAACAGGCCAGCGCCAATACCAGCAGCGGCGAACGCGGTTGCCAGCGCAGCGATGCCGCCGATGGCTACCGCTCCGATCGGGATCAGGGCGGTGCCCAGCGCAAGGACGGCAGCGGTCAGCGGTCGCATGGACCGGCTGGCTTGCGTCGCTGAGTTACGGAACTCGTTCATGTTGCTGCTGGCCCGGCGCACTTCGTCGCTGTTCATCCGGATCCGGACAGTCTCGTCCCGCAATGCGGCGAGTTCCGCTCGCAACGCGGCGATTTCGGCCGCCGCTCCACCCGTATTGATGTCGATGTCGATGTCGGGGTCGCTGGCGTCCAGTTCGCGCAGCCGGGCCAGGAGTTCCCGGATTTTCTCCTGCACCGCAGCGGTGTTCGCGGTGACGTCGATGTCGACGTCGTCGCCGTCGAGTTCCTTGAGGAGAGCGTCAAGTGCCATGATGGTGGCGGAGGCGTCGTCCTTGGCGTTGATCTGGACGTCTAGTTCAGCCACCGTTGGCATTGCGGCTCACCTGCTTCCTCTTACTGGCGGCGTGCTCGGCTGACTGTGCCGCAAGCGCGACGTTCATCCACCACGTCGGTTTCGCGGCCAGATCCCACGGCGGCACACCGAGGTAGCGCGCTGCGGTGACGAGCGAAAACCACTCCGGAACTTCGCCCATCGCCCCATCCGTCACCAGGTAGCGGCGGAGGGCCTTCATTCCCCCGAAGGATCGTTGTCCTCACGGATCGCCTTGATGATCCCCATGATGATGTTGTTCGGGACGTAATCGCGCACATCATCGGGATTGGTGACATCGACCGGCACTTCGCGCTCGAACGCAGCGGCCGTCGTCTCCGCGTCATACGGCACCTTCTCGATCCGGGTCAGATCCCAGCCGACGATGATGTCCTGAAGCATCTTCACCAGGGCCTCGGGGTTGTCCTTGTCGGCTGCTGCTTCCGTCATCTGGCGGATGGTGTACGCCGGTGGCCGGTACTCGATGTTGAGCACGGCCCCACTGAATTTCACGGCCAGCGGCTTCGATTCGGCGAGCGCTTCGTCAATCCTCATGTACGGGTTCCCTTACAGTGCGGTGGTGGTGGTGATGACCTCGACCTCGTACGCCTTCGCCCACACCGGGTCGTGGATGGCCCGGAAGGTGTACTCGATCGCGAAGACCCCGTCCTCATCCTCGAACGGCTTGACGTCCACCACCTGCCCGGCTACATCCCACCTGCATCTGTGGGTGACGGTCAACGGGGTGGCGCTGGTGTAGATCACCGGGCCGACCGCTTCCAGCCGGAGGAACCGTGTGGTGCCGTTGCGCATGGCCACGAGGTTCGCCGCCGACTGCGTGTCGGCCATCTGAGTGATCTTGAACTCGATGGTCGGCTCGCCTTCCACCGTGGAAACGAATGACGCCTGCGCGGCGTCGACCACCCACAGCGGCTCGAACCGGTCGGAGATGTTGCATTCACCCTTGAGGGTGCGCAGTTGCTTCGTGGTCCCCAGGCCGACCGCCGAAGTGTCGATGTATACCGACAGTTCAGCGGGCCGGACCGGGATCTGCGGCAGCAGCGTTGGAGCCGCCGTCAGAGTGACGCCGTCTTCGATCGCCCGGCCGATCATCGTGCCGCCGAGTTCGATCTCCTCACGCGACCACGACCAGGTGTATTCGGTGATGATCCCGTTAGCGAATCGGTGCGCCCGGAACGCCGACCCCTGCTCCACCGTGAAAGTTTTCGGCGCGTCGTCGCCGAAGGTGTTGGAGGTGAACACCCACTTGCTGGCCAGCGTCGGGATGGCGGCGTCCATGATGGCCGTCACGACCGGCGCGGAGATGACCGAGGAGAAGGCGTACGGAAGTTCGGTGTACACGGCCGAACCGGAGATGTCGGCCTCGGTCAGTTCCTTACCGGGAATGATGAGGGTCGGATGCTTGGCCCCCATGACCATCAGCGGTTTCGGGTCGATGCTCGGGCCGACCTTGAAGCCCATCGAGCCGAGCCGCTTCCCTGCCGCGACGGCGGTACCGGAGACGGTTTCTACACCGATCTGGACTGACTGGGTGATGCTTGAGCGTTCAACGATGACGTCCACCTACTCCTGATATAGACGCTCGGGGGCGTCATCTGTGCTGCTCCGGCCCAGTCTGCCAGAGCGGCGGGGTTGTTATGAGGCGAGCAGACTGGTCCGGTACTGGGCCCGGCTGTTCGGGTTGTGATCGACGAGATCCGAGATGATGTACGACGCCGTCTCGTTGAAATAAGTCTCGTAAGCGACGTCACCGGCGTGCGAGTTCAGATAGGCGATGTAGTCCTGAATGTACTTCGGGTCGTCGCCGCCACCGTTCCCGCCGGTCCACACACCCCATTCCGGCAGCGACCACTTCTTGCCGTTCGCCAGCGCGTACGTCCTCGACTCGTCGAGTTCGTTGAAGCCGTTCAGATGCGACGTCCAGCCGTTGTTGGACGCAGTCACCGGGGGCCAGGAGTCGTACCGGTCGATGCCGAAGATGTCGACGTTGGCCTTGACCGCCTGGAAGGCACGGCGGGAGCACTGGGTGGTGACGGGGCTGGTGTTGCAGCCAGCGGTCTGGTCGGCTCCGTGGTTCGGGTTGAAGTCGACCCGGATCCCGGGACAGGTCGCCTTCAGGCCGAGCGAAACGGTGTTGAACCGGGCCACCCAGGCGGTGTAGTTGCTGGCCGTCAGCGATGCGCCGTTCTGACCGGCACCATCAGCCAGGTTCATTTCCCAGTCGAGCCGGACGATCGCGTTGGGGTCGACACCGCAGACCGAGGTGCCGATGGTGCGCGCCTGTGTGTTCGTCAGGAACGAGCCGTCGCCCATCCAGGTGGTCAGGCCGAGCACCAGATCCTGTGTGGCCGGGTCGAAGTCGGCGGGGAGTTCGTTTCTCCATTGCGCGGGCAGGTTCTGGTTGGCGAAATTGTCTCGCCAGGTGTAGACCAGGAAATTGTCCAGCGCCCGGCCGCCACGCACCTCGTTCTTGAACCGGGTGACCTGCGTGCGGTCGCCGTTGGACCAGACACCCGACGACCAGGCCAGCCCGGACGGGCGCGCGCCAGCAGGCGGCGGCGTGGTCGGCGGAGCCGTAGTGGCCGGTGGTGTGGTCGGCGGGGCGGCGGCGACCGGCGTGCGAGTCAGCGTGACCCGCTTGTTGCCGCTGGCGTAGACCGCTTCGACGAACACCTGGTAAGCGTTGCCGTTGATCAACTTGTCCAGCGTGACCGTCAGATTCGTCGCGGGCTGGACCGGCGAGGTGTACGCGCCATACCCGGTGCTGTCCACGCCGTTGCGGCCGTAGATGTATCCGGCCGGTGTGCCGCCGAGCGGCTTCGCCCACGTCAGGACGATCTTCTGATCACCGGCCGAGGCTTGAAAATTTGCCGGGTCAGTACTCGCCGGTGCCGTCGTGGCGGGGGCCGTGGTCGTCGCTGGCGGCGTCGTAGGAAGCACCGCGTCCGGATGCTGCTGAATGTACAACCGGGCCGTTTCCAGCCCGTCCAGGGCCTCCTGCTGCGTGGGATTGACCGGCACAGTGGCCGATGGTGCGGCGAACGCTACGGTCCCGGCCAGGACAAGCGCGACGCCGCCCGCCAGGACGGCGGCCAGTGGGTTGACCTTGGTGCTCATGTTTCTGCTCATTTCATGAATCCGCACTCGCGCGGATTCGATAGACGCCCCCGAGGTGTCGGTACTGCAATCCTTCGTCGACTTCCGCCATCTGATGCACCCTTTCCCTGGTGCATGTCAGCGATCCAGTGCCCTCGACCATGACGGATCCGGGCCGGTGAATCAGGTAATCAATCCGGCTGGCGATCGGTTTCAGATCATCCCACGTGCTGGTCTGACCAACCGCCTTGACAAGGTAAAGGTTGTCGGTGGAAATCCTGATACCACCGACAGCGCTGACGTCCCGGCTGGACTGCATCAGGAACGTCACGTACGGCATCACCAGCAGTTCGGGACTCAACGTGCCGGTAATGCGGTCACCGACAAGCCCGGCCAGGGTGCCATCCGCGCTCAGCGTGGCATACAGCCACTCCTCGGCGATCTCTACGGTTTCGATCACGTTGCATCACAGGCGTCCTTTACTTTCTCCGCCATCTCCAGCGCGTACTGCGGTTCGTAAACATGTGCTGTCGGCGCGACGATCGGCCGGGCGGGGATCCCCCGGCTGGCGACGCCGAACTCCTGGAACCCGGAGTAGAAACCGTGAGCCAGGTACCAGCCGACAGCGACTTCCGCGTGCATCGCGCCCTGACCGCGTTCCGTGGTGACACGACGGATGACGCCGGTGTCCACCCACAGGGTGGTTTTCAGTTCCCGGGCCATCGCCTCCGCCGCTTCGGTGACGCCGTCGTCGAGTTCGCGGGGCATGGCCTTGGCAACCGCGCCGAGCCGGTTGAATCTCACCTTGAAACCCACGGCTACACCTCCCGGATTCCGGCGCGCATGATCACGGCCAGTTCGGAGGGCACGCTCACGTCGCGAGTGATCTGAAAGACGCCGCTGTCCAGAAGGTTACGGACCCGGTCGCCTTCCTCGAACACCGTGCCCAGCGGCATCAGCAGAATCATCGTGGTGGGACCGAAAACGCTGTCCACCTTCAGCACCGGGTCGTCGTCTTTCGGGGTGACGAACCGGCAGGCGATGGTGACGCCCCGCTCGGTGAACGTCTCCTTCTTCCCGCCGGTGGTGTCCCGGACCATCGTCCGATCCTGGATGCGGGCGCGATCGAGCAACGACGTGCCGATGAGACGGCGGCCGTTACTGACGATCGCTTCGATGCTCATGCCGCTGCGCCAGCCTCCGGGACAGTGACACCGTTCTCCGCCAGCAGCGCGCGATGCTGATCGGTGATCGCGTCACCGTAAGGCCGGGCGGGTGGCGCGTCGACCATGAAGTCGACGACCGGTTCGGCGTCGGTAGGCTTCTCGGTGGCTCCGGTGCGGGCCATGGCGTCCTCCTGGTTGATGTTGCTGCTCATTATCCACTTAATCCGCTCGCGAGGACTTCCTGCGCCAATTCATTGACACCGTCGACGATCCCGGCACCCTCACCCCGGATGATCCAGGTACCCGGCTCGTTCACCAGGATGCTGGCGTCGTACAAACCTTCCGAGCGCCGGATGAATGCCTCGTTCGGATAGGTGACGGTGGCCATGGTCCCCAGCGGCGAACGGTAGGTGAACTGGACAATGGTCGGGTCCGTCGGGTTGCCGTTCAGCCGGTACTCGATTTCCACGATGATGCGCTGGCCGACGTATACGGGATGCCGGATGCTGTCGATCATGTCAGCCCTTCCTGTGCCGGATGCGGACTTCGGCTCGCGTGACCAGAGACATCACAACGATCCCCGGCCGCCCGAAAATCCGGCCGACGAAAGTCATCACGGCGGCACCGGCCGGGGACACGGAGCCCGTGAACTTCCTGGCCGGGCCCTTTTTCAGCGTCGCCACGGGGATGATCAGGCTGGCGAAGACTTTGATGTCTTTCTTGATCAGTGCCGCTGACGGGGTGATCGATGCCGTGAACGTCCGGGGCAGAGCCTTGATGAAGGCCCCGGCCGGGCTGATCCCGGCGGTGAACACTCGGACGACCACGCGCATCTGGATCAGCGCACCAGCCGGGCTGATCCCGGCGGTGAACACCTTCGGCATGGTTTTGATCAGCGCCGCCGACGGGCTGATCGACGCGGTCGCCAGCAGGGTGGCCAGTGTCGGCGTCAACGTGTCCTTGGCGTCGACATCATCAACGAAGAAGTCTTTCGCTCCGCCTGACGCGGATGATGTGGTCCAGCCGATCATCCCGGCCGCCGTGATGCCGCCGGACCCGCTCGGGTCGGTGTAGGTGATTTGCCAGGTAGAAGTCGGTTCCGGGTCGGTCGCCAGCCAGGTCCGGGCGCGGATGACCTGCCCGAAAATAGCCACCCGCGTTCTCACCCGCTGCCCCAGGGTGAATCCATGGGTGATGGTGGCCAGGTCCGGACCGGCGTAGGCGACGTGCCGGGACAAGGTCATGTCAGCCGGTTCCAGCGTGAAGTGGTAACCGTTGCCAGTGTCCAGGTTGCTTGCCCCCCGCAGAACCACATACGGGTAAGACGTATTAACCAGAGTGTGGGTGAAAACCAACTCGGCGTCGGCGACTGAGACCCCGGTCAGCCGGACGGAGATCCGCTGGCCGCTGGTGGTGCCGGTTCGCATCCGCATTTCGTTGCCCTGCACGCTGATCGCGCCAGCGCCCTGGACGAAGGACACCGCGACGTTCGTGGCGTTCGGCGCGGAACCGTTGGACCCAGTAAAGGTTTCCGGCGTGCCCGAAGGCATCAGACTGGTCACGCCGTCACCCTCCCATCAGACAAAGTAGGACATACAGGTTAGAATCCGGCGAACATGCTCAACTGGTAAGTGGCCTGCAAACTTTCACCGGACGCCAGGTTGACCACGGAAAACAACGTGCGGTCCAGCATGGTCCCGCCAGCGACAGCGGCCTGCGAGAAGATCCCATGTTCGGTGGCGGCCACGGTCGCGGACACGGTGATGGTGGCGATGGTCTCGAACACGTTGGCGTTACCGGCCTGCTCACCAAGTGAACCGGTCGGCCGCGTGCTCGCCACCGAATACTGGGTCGTCAGTTCCGTGGTCAGCGCGGTGTTGCCGACCGCCTCCGCCGAACCGCCGGTGCCGATGCCGTGGAACTTCATGTTCTCCGGCTCCACCAGGCCCTGAAACGCATCCACGATGAAGTTGACGCCGGTGGTAGTGATGACCCGGCAGGACGCCAGCCCGAGGTCATGCTGCTTCCCGGCCAGGTCGACCTTCGCCAGCCACAGATGCCCGATCGCCGACATCGCCCCGCCGCGAGCAGCATCCATGGCCGCCTGCTGAGCCGCCAGCGAGCGCTGGAAGTTCTCGGCGTTCGCGTCCTGCCAATCAAGGCGCTCACGTACGGCCCGGCCAGTGGTCATGAGGCGAGGCCGAGGGAATTGCGCCCGGCCACCGCCGTAACGTAGTGCGTCCTCGCAGGTCCGGACGAGGGGACGCTTGGGGGGTGCCGGGATGATCCGGGTCAGCAGAGCGCCGGAGGGGCGGGCTTCAGTCATGGGTAGTGCCTCTCTATGGGGCTCTGATCAAACCAGGGCACTGACGGCCTGCGCTCGACGGCCTGCGATGAAATCATATCCGGCTTGAGTTGGGTGGACATTGTCGCCAGCCGTGTAAAGCGACTTGTTCGTTGCGCTCACCCAGTCCTGGACATCGACGAAGGGGATACCAAGAGCGGCGCATTGAGCCGCCACTGCTGTCTTGACCAGTCCCAAGTTGGTGGTGTTTCCCAACGGAGTGGCCGGGCCAAAGGCGATAACCGTTGCCAGCGGTGCTGCCAGTCTGACTGCGGCCACAGTGGCCGCGAAGTTCGTGGCCAGAGTGGTCATGTTCCCTCCGGCGTCGTTGTATCCCAGGTCGAGAAACACGTACTTGACTTCGGACACGCGGTTCAGCGAAGTGAGCCGGGCCACCCGGGTTGCTGGGTCGTTCGCGCTGGTTGAATTCCACCCCGTACCACCAATGCCATCAGGGATGGGTTCAATCCCCAGCAGTTCACACATGAGCGCTACGCCAGCAGTTGAACAGAGGGCCGCGTTCGTTCCGTAGGTGTAACTGTCCCCAAGGATCCAGGCGAGTGGCCTGCGAGCGTGTGCTGGTATCCAGACTGAAGCGACGCCAGGGATGTTTATTCCACCGAACATCGAATTAATCATGAACAATTTATACGTTCTCACCACAGGCGAACCACCGAAGGCCACCGTATAAGTATATGGCTGCCCTGATGCATCGGTGGTAAAGCCTGTGTTGTTTACGCGTACTCCGTCGACGTACAAGGTCCCCTGAGTGTTCAGCCCTGCTGTCAGAATATCGAGTTGAACTGCGTCCGTAGTCCATTCCCATAGGCAGGCCACGCCGTTGTTGGCCGTGTTTCCGTAGTAGCCTGATGAGGAAATATTCGACGGCCCCGACCCGGTAAACCTGAAACGCGTCGTCGTCGCCGGTGCCGCGAAAATAACGCTACCCGCGATCGATGACGCCACACCGACGTTAAACGTCAGGGTGAACGTTGCACCGGTCCCAGACCCAGTAGTTGATCCTTGCGCCGCAGGGTTCGCCGGTACCGAGCCGCTGGTGTAGACGCCAGTCCTGGCAACCGATGCTCCCGTGACAACACCACCGCTCACGGTCACGACCTGAATAACGGCGGCGGTCAGGAAGGTTCCTCCGGCGATGGTTATCTGATCGCCTACTACATATCCTGTTCCGCCAGCAGAAACTGCTACGGCGGAGACCCCAGTGCATTTGGTCAGAGTCACCGTTGGAGGAGACGTCATCACCCCCGGGGCTGCCAGTGGTGGCGCGACTGGCTTCAGCCGACTAAGGGGAAGGCCGAAACGAGCCACCCCATCCGCTTGCGTTAGAGACGGGTTCGATCGGGTAACCCGGGTCATGAGGACACCGCCCCCGTGATGTAATAATTCGCCGCCGCCGCTGCCGATGGAGTGATCGTGATAACAGCGCCAGCCTCCAGGAAGGCCCCTTTAAGTTCAAACACTTCGATAGATTCTCCGGCTAGTAAATTCTGGAGAAGGCTGATCCGCGTGGAAGACCCACCGGACGGGGTGACATTGATGGCAACAGATGCGATGGCAGTGGCGCTGGCGTTATGGATGATCGCGGTCGCCACTTTCCATGCAGATGCAGCAGGAACCGCAGTCAGTGGGGTGGCGACCGCTGTAGCGATCTGCCCGCAGAGGAGCGTCCCCCCAAGGAGATTCGCACCCTGCTTGAAATCAGCACTCATGGATTTCAGACTCCAAAAACGATAGCAAGACCGGCGGCGGCGCCAGCGGCAGCGGAAGTCGTTGCCACGGCCACGCCATTGACTGTCGGGCTACCCGTCAGAGCCGGGCTGGCCAAGGGGGCATACGTAGTACTGGCCGTGGACGCCGCCAGCGCTCCGGTGATTCGGGAATCATTACCAGCGGCGACCGTCCCAGCGCCAGTGCCGACGGCCAGCGTCGCCGATCCGCCGAGCCCTAACGCGGTCCGGGCGGCGGATGGGTCGGCAAGTCCGGCCAGGTTGTCAGCCTTCAGGAGGACAGCGGCTTGTATCGCCGTATCAGCAGCCTGGAAAGCGGCGACGGCGGCCGTCACCGATGACTCGACCAGAGCGATCCCCGTCTGGATGTATTGGTCTCTGGCCGCGTTGTAACGGGTGTAGCCGTCAGCCGCTGGGAGGATCTGATACACCATCAGTAGTTTCCAATCGTGAACGGCAGCAGCCCACCAACGGAGTAAGGGGTATCCGATGACGACGTCCGGTACGGGAACGTCGATACCAGCGTTCGCGAGCGCACCCGGCTGTAGGTTGAACCGACAGCGACGGCGACCGCCGCGTCAATCTCCGACAAGTCCTCATCGCTGAGGTAGGTGCCGCCCTCGGTGCGGGTGTCGAAACCGATACCGATGCTTCCGTCCGAACCGATGTCCTGCCGCGACGTCACATCAGGGTTACGCAGGTAACGAATGACGACCCCGGCCAGGACGGCGCGGATCGTCTCCAGCAGGTCGGCTTTCACGGTGATCGGCGGGACATCGGCAACGATCGCGGTGTAAAGCGCCAGCAGCGTCGGCCGCCGGATCCGCAACTGCCTTTCCACGTCGACCAGCCGCTGAAGACCGATGTCGGCCTCCGCGACGGAAAGGGGACGCCACCGCGATTCGATGTCGGCGGTGCTGACACTGAAAGGCACGGTAGCGCCCCCTTCTCGACTACTTGGACGACGGCGTGTGGACCGTGGTCTCCGGGGTGGGGTCGCCCCGGCCGACGCCAGCGAGGGTGTAAGCCGAGTTCGGCGTCCGGTTCTTGCTCGGATCGCCCCGGTAGCCCTGAGCGGTCTCCTTGTCGATGATGCCCTTCACGTGCTCCTGAAGGGCAGCAGCGGCGGGCTCATCAGCAACCTGGTCGCTGGGTAGTTCGTCCACCCCACGGGGCGGGTTGGTGGTCAGCGGGGTGCCGACCTTCTCGCCGCGCTGCAACCCACCGGGGCTGATCGGCGCGACGGGAGCCGCCTTAGCGGTAGCGCTCTTGGCCTCAGCCATTAGTCATTCCTCTCAAACGTGACGGACACGGTGCCACCCGGGTCCACAAGACCGGTGCCGCCAACGGGCGCGGACCGGAACTCCAGGATGTCCCCAGCGGTGACCACCAGGTCAGCCGCCGTAGCGGACAGGGTGAGCGCCTTCTCGTCGAATGCAACAAGGTTGACGCCGGATAGCAGCGCGAGACTGGCGACGACGGTGGTGCCGATACCGGCCTGGCCGTGGTTGATGACGCTGAGCGTCCGACTGGCCGGGGATGCCGCGCCGGTCACGGCGGCGACCGCCGTGTAGGTGGCTTCGGCGACCTTGCCGGTGAACGGGGCCTCGACCACGTTCGTGCCGGTGGCGAGAATGGTCACCGGCTCCTGCTCGATCCTCTGGACCGTCTTCATGCCCATTACGCGCCCACCGTCCGGAGGTAGCCAACCGGGTAGCGCGTGCTGCTATCCGGGTTGTCGTTGTTGATCGTGTTGGCCACCTGCCAGCCGACACGGAATTTCAAACGGATCGCCTGCATGTCCTGCTGCGGCAGGTTGTAAACGATGTTGCCCTGGTCGTCGGTGATGACGCCGTCGGTGATCAGTTTGTATTCGATCCCCGACTTGACGCCGACAACGAACTGGGACCAGTCGCCGCCGATCAGCGCGACACCGTTGACGCCGACACCACCGGACACGGGGAACAGCCCACGCATCGGGTACATGATCGGCACGCCGTCGACCGAACGCAGGTCGCCGCCGACCCGGTTCTCGTCCAACTTCCGGCCCTGAGTGTCACGGGTCTGACGGAACTTGGAGCGGGTGGAAATTGGGGAAAGGTAACCGGTGGTGTCGTACCCATCCTCTTCGATCTTCCCGATCAACTTGTCCAGGTCACCCATGAAGCCACCCTGGGCCACGGTGGACGAACCGACGTCGATGTAGTTCACCGCAGCAGCGGCAGCGGCGATGATGTTCGTCGGGAACGACGCGGGAGCACCGGCACCGAAGTACACGGCCGAATCGAGCACCCGGGCGAACGCCTCCACGATCAATGGCTGCGCCTCATCCCAGATGTTCACCGACACGTCTTCCATGACGTTGTCCGGCACGGGCATGATCGTGGCGATCTCTTCGATCGTCAGGTACTTGTTGCTCCAGCCCATCTCGGTCGTCTGCTTGAGGCCGGTGTCACCGGCAACCCAGTAAGCGATCGGCAGGGCGGTGAGGATGGGGAATCGAAGCGATGTGCCCTGCACAGGGATCCGGCGGAACATCGCCAGGACGGCGGACCCTTCGGTCGCCTTGCCGAGCATCTCGTTGGACACCTGCTCAGGGATGAGCGGTGCGACATCTGACCGGTTGGTCAGGCTGTCGTAGGCCCCGCCGGAGAAGCCGTAAATCGGCCGCCCGTCGGAGCGGAAGCCAATCGGCTCCCGAAGGTGGTTCTTCACGTGCGTCTCCAGGGGGTCATGCGACCCCCTGCCGGGAGCCGCTTACTGCCCGCGCTTATTGCGCGAGGCTTGCCTCAGGAAGGTGTCCATCGTCTTCGGCGCGGTAGCCGGAGTGCGGGCCCCACCGTCGAACGACATATCCTCCTGCTTGCCCACGCCCCAATGCGGTTTCGCGGCCAGCAGGTCATCCAACTCGCGCTTGATCGCGTTCTTGTCCGGCCTGCCGTCCCGGCCGAGGAGGTCATCCACGGAACCCTTGAGGAACGACACCGCGTCGTCCGGGTCCGCGAACATCCCCTTGGCGGCGGCTTCCACCTTCGCCAGAGCGAGATCACGGTTGGCTTCCAGCCGGACCTCGGATCGAGCCGCTTCGCGGATCTTCTCGACGTCGACCGGCTCCTGCTTGCCCGAAGTGCCAGAGGCTCCGAGCAAGTCCTTCAACTTGTCCGGGGAGTCGATACCCAGTTCGCGGAATGCCGCCTTCCAGGGCCGGAACTCGTCCCGGACCGCTCGGCGCTCATCGGTCACCTTCTGCAAGGTGGCTTTCAGCGCCTTGACGGGATCCTTGCCATCATCGACATCAACGTCGTCATCCGGCTCGGGATCACCACCACCGTCGTCGTCACCTTCGGCACCGGAGAAACCCCAGAACGGGCGGCCATCCAGACGAAAACCGAGCGGATCAAGCAGGGGCAATGGCATTCGATCTCCTTGGGTCTGCCAGCCTCGCGCTGGCCGTTCGCGTCGGCATCGCGCCGACAAAGTCTGGAGTGACCGGGACGTCGCGTCCGTGATCACTTCTGGGTGCAGCATATAGGATCCTCCAGCGCAAGGCGTCAGCGAGCATCCGGAAGCACATACCCGAATTTCCTCAACTGCTCGATGGCTGTCGCTTTATCACCATCGGCGTCCTTGTAGATCTGCCAGACGGTAGGGCGAAGAACCCGGCCAGAAACACTACGGGCAAAACCCCGCTTCGTCGTCCCCTCGTTCGTATACCGCTTCCCGTCGTCGGCGGTGAACACCGACCCGGCCGTCCGCGCACTGTTCACGACCTGACTGATGTCGCCGCCGTCCCGGATCGCCTCGGCCTGCGCCTTCCCGAACAGATCGTTCTGCTCCTGCTCGGTCAGGGAGTTGAAGTAAACGTACGGGTTGGTGAGGATCTCGTTCGAGCCCGAGACGGTACAAACTATATGAAAGCAGTCACAACTTGGATGTCGAAGGAAGCCAGCGTTCCATCGGTAGAACCTCCCGGCCAGGACGGCACACCGCCCGCAGGAGGGCGGCGTCAGCATCCGCACGTAGCCGACCTGCACTTTCTTCCCCGCCGGGGTCTCCGGGTCCGCCACGGTGATGCTGACCGACTCGGCCGCCCGCGCCGCGTCGGCGACCTGTGTTTTCAGCACCAGGTCCAGGAAGTGGCGACCCCGCTCACGGGCCGCCTCGTCCGACATGCCTTTTCGTTGCGCCTCCCGGACCCGGATGATCGCGCCGCGCAGCAGCCGTTCCAGATCCCGGCCATCGGAGGCAACGCCCGCGAAATTGATGGGGTTGATGTTCGGCCCGAGATACAGCAGATCCTGGTCGGCGAGGGTCTTGCGGACGTAACCGTTCGCGTCGGCGGCGACCAGTTCCATCAGCGCCGACAGCAGAAGGAAAATTCGGGAGCCGAGCCCGCCGATCGTCCACGACGGCCAGACCTGTTTCATGTCGAGCGTCGCCCAGATCGCCATCACCGCCGCGATCATCCGACGCCGCTCCGCCTCCTGCTCCGCCTGATACTCGGCCGCCGACGCCAGCAGAACCTGCGCCTGCCGGGTGCTGGCCGGAGCGCCGGTCTGGATGGTCATGTCGTGCTCGGTTTCGGTGCGTCAGACCGGCGCTTGGATGCTGAGGACTTCGAGTTGCCGCCGGACTGCCCGCCGGTCCGGGCGTTCCCTGGGCCGCGCGTGCCTCTGGGCTGGCCGGGTTGTGTGCCCTTGTCGTTCGCGCCGCCACCATTGGCTCTCGCCTTGGCGACCTTCTCCGCCGCTGCGGCAGCGGCCTCGGCTTCAGCGGGTCCGGCAGCGGCGGCCCGGTAGCGCTCGGCAAGAATGACGGTGGCGTCCCCGGCGGCGGCCCGTTTCATCTTGTCCTCCAGCATCGCCTTCCAGCGGCGCACCTCTTCCGGGGTGGCACCCCAGCGGCCCCACAGCGCCTCCTCCGGCACCCCGAGGTCGGCCATCTTCAGCAGCGCGTCGACCAGTTCGCCCTCGGTGCGGAACTCGGGGTTGCGCCACACGACTTCGATGTTGACGCCGGGACCGGCGGGGAGCCCGGCCATTTCACGCACGCGCATCATCGCGTTTTCCAGCGGGTCGTTGTGGCCGCGCATCCGCTGCCGGACTTTCGCGACCAGTCCGGACTCGCTGGCCTTCAAGGTGTCGCCGTTGACGTTGTTCATGCTGCCGAGCAGGTACTGCGCGGGAGTCCTTGAACGGCTGGCCATGTCGGTGACGTCGTCCTGCTTAGCCGCGATGTACCCGCTGATGTCGGCCGCCGTGAACTGACCGAACCTGGTCTCCGCCACTTCGGTGGTGAGGATCCGGTCCCGGCCGATCTGGATCTCCGGGGTCGGGGTGACGCCGTCCGATTCGGTCTCCGGCCATCCGGATGCCCACTTCTGCGGGAACGCACCATAGTCCTGGGTCATCATCCGATCGACGATCGTTTTCACGATCCGGTCCTGCGTGTCCGTCAGGTCGTAGATCTCCGACTGGCCGCCGGTCAGCAAGCGGGGGTTGTTCGGCAACTCGAACATCGGGACGTAGCCGAGCCGGTTCGGACCCTGCGCCTGCTGCACCGAACGGAGGTTCCAGATTGGCATCAGCCGGTTGTCGCCCATCCCCGTCGGCGCGATGAAGTTCGCCAGGTTCCGGTCATCGGTCTCGAACTTGTGGATCGACGTCTCCAGGTACAGGGTCGCGAAAATCTTCCCCGTCCACTCATCGGTCCACACCTTCAGGGCGGCCATCGGCTCGCGCCGGTTCGTGCCCGCCTTGAACGCGATGACGACCTGGCTGGAATGCTCGATGTAAATGTGCGGCGTCTTCGGGTCTTTCGCGTTCGGCTCCAGCAGCAGATACGACTGGCCGGTGATCGCCGCTTCCAGCAGCCCCTGGTCGAAGAACGTGTCCAGGTTGTTGGCCTGCCAGATCCGCTGCATCGCCGCGTCCGTGGCCAGCGGATCCTCGTTCTTGGTGTCGATGGCCGGGTCGCCGTCGGTGTCCTCCGTGACGAAGAACCCTTCGACGGCCATCCGCTCGCACTGGGCGTCGATGACCAGGCCGGTGTAATTGGCCCGGGACATCTTCAGCACCCGGCGGAAATCATCACGGGCCTGCGGCGCCAGCCACGGCAGCGGGAAGTTACCCCGGTAGTAGTCGTCGTACTTGTTGATGTCGTCCCGGCGGTCCTGCAACACCAGATAGAGCCGGTTCACCCACCATTCGGGGGAGCCGACGTCGGGGGTGGTCGCCAGGGCGAGTGCCATCTGCTTCTCCTAGTACGATCGGGCCCGGCCGGACATCCGCGTGAGACGCTGTTTCGGCTTCCACGCCTCAGGCCCGATGGCATGAAGATCGGCTGCGGCCTCATGCGCCAGGGTATCCGCCATCGCGATGTCGATCTTCCGATGCGCATCCGGCTTGCCAAGGATGTACTTGTCCCCCGGCTTCGCCACCTTCCGCGCGTTGCTGATGTGCTGGGCCGTGACCCGGTCGCGGTCATGCTTGGTCCGGCCGGACTTCAGGTCGTTGTAGCACCGCTTCAGCGCCAGGAACATCGCGTCGATGCGGTACGTGCTCCACTCGAACACCTCCTCCTCGCCGATCTTCAGTGCCCACTCGCCGATCTCGCTGCGCCAGTCCCTCGGGTCGCAGTAGAAACGTCGCAGCCGGTACCGGCGGCTGATCTCGTCGACGCAGGCATTCACCTCACCACGCGGGATCGAACCACCCCATTCGGCCGGATTCCAGTACGCCGGTCGCCGGTCCGGCCCATAGCGTGGGGTGAATCGGTAGCCGTCCTGCGTTTCCAGCCGGATCGCCGTCCAGTCGTCGTTCTCCGACCCGTCGAACCCGCCCGCGACCGCCGTGCCCTCCGGTACCAGCCGGTCCTCCTCATGCGCTTCCCAGAGCGCGTCGTCCATCCACTGCCCGAGCCCGGCCACAATGCGGTTGCCGTAGAAACGTTCCGCCTGGCCGGGATCAGTGAGGAGGATCTCGGAGGCTTCCGCCTCGATCGAATCCAGGTCCACCCACCAGGAACCCTTGTAGACGAACTTGAGGATCTTGCGGCGCTCGCGCTTGTCGGTGAACGACCAGGTGGATGGAGCCAGCCGGTGCAGGCGGAAGATGTCTTTCTTGGTAAGAGCGCTCAGAGCCGTCTGCTGTGCAACGGAGTTCTCACTCGGATCCCAGCCGTTGGTGGTTTCCACGACTCGCCCGGACATGCCGGACGTGCCCCGGCGCTGGGTCTGGGCAACCTTCACCATGTTGCCGCCCTTGCCGTCCTTACTCATCGGTAACCAGAGGCCGACCTCGTCCTGAGGACAAAACGTGACACGCTGGCCCAGACGGGACTGGTTATTGCTGGTGACCCGGTCCATCCTCCCCTCATTGGGCAGGCGGATGAATTCCTCGCCGGTTCGCGGGATCACGTTCGCCAGCGGACCTTTTTCGATCATCGGCCGCAGGGCGTCCCAAATATTTCCAGCCTGCTCCTCGCTGAAGGCGGTGACCTGAATCAGCGGCGTCGGCCACGGCACACCCATCGGCTCATCCGCGCCATACCAGTACTCCCACCCGCAAGGACAGCCATGGTCGGAGCACCGGTAGACATCGCCTTCGACGGCCCATCCCGCGAACATGGCCGGGCCGCACGCCTCCAAGCAGCACTGTGATGCGGTTAGGGGGCCTTTTCCCGAGTTGCCAGTGGGAATCATCTCCCGTCCGGCCAGGAAGGTGTGCGACGGCGAGTCCACGGTGATGCACTGCGTCAGCACCGGCTCGATCGGCGTGATCGCGGTGATCCGGCGATGCTGAAACTGTGCATGACTTCGACCCGGCGAGCGCAGCCGATCCTGCTTGCGGCCGATCCGGAACACCGGCATGTCGGAACGAGCGCTGAAGAAGATCCGATACTTAGGTCCAGTGACCCGTCCATACAGTGTCGCCTCGCCGGTCATCAAGGTGTGCTTGATGCCGAGAGAATGCAGCAATTCGCGCATTCCATCGCGGAGTGCGGCATTCGTAGTGGTGAACTCGCATTTACCCTGGCGAGCATCGCAATGCCCATCGGTGTCCATCAACCCCTGGAGCAGCGCCCACCGCTGCTCACGACTGGCGCGTAGGTACTGCGCGGGGATGTGCTTGTTCCGGATCAGCCCAGCCAGGCGGAGCGATTTCTGCAACCCATAGATCTGCCAGCGTTTCTCGATCTTCGCGTCCTGGGCGACTCGGTAGCCTTCACCTTCGATCTCCTTGAAGACCTCCAGGTCGATCCCGGTGATGCGCGCGTCATGCTGACCGCCATCTCCGAGCCACGCCCCCAGCGTGTACGGAGCAACCGGCAATTCAATCTCCGGAAGGTCCAACGCGCCAGCCATTGGCACCCGATACTTCCGAGCCCCCTGCGAATCCGTCAGCCCGGCAGCCAGCAATTCCTTGGTAGTCCGCCGCTCCTCGACGTTCACCGCACGACGATCGGCCGCCTTGGTCGTCTTGGTCCGGCGTTCGACAATCCACTCATGATCACCACAGGCGACCAGACTGGAGCCGTCGCTGAACTCGACCCGGAAGGTATCAGTCAGCCAACGACGCGACTTGGACAGTACGCGAGTTGGCTGGCCGCCCTTATCGAACACCAGGTCACCAACCGCAAGCCGTTCCATCGTGGACCAGCCGTTCGGGGTGGCGATCGGTGTGTCTAGGGCGAGCGCCTTCTGCGGCATGACGACCTGGGACCGCCGATAGTGGAACGCGGGAGCGCCCATCGCCGGTCGGCCATCCAGTTTCGCGTCGGTCTTGACGCGGTAATGGTTGACGTAGAACCACGTCTGCCAGTCGGCCAGTTCGTACGGCTGGCCTTTCGCGAAACCATCAGGGATGACGCAGTGGTGCTCAACCCAGTCGATCGCCACCCAGAGCGCAGGGAAATCGACCAGGTACTCATTCTGCGGAACCGGCGGCGGCATGGATCACTGCCGATACCAGGTGCCGCAGCGGGCGGTCGTGAACGCCGCATCGCCTGGTGCGATGACCACGGTCTGCGGCCCGGGAGCAATGCCGTTGGCGAGGATCGAACCGACGCCGCCGTTCAGGCTTTTCAGCCGGGCCCAGTAGCAAGTGTCGCCACCGGTCGACTTGTACTTCCCCGCAACGATATCTGATCCGATCTCCCAGGTTCCATCTTCAATACCGGCCGGGGGCTTCGTCGATGTGACAGATCCCTGCACCGGATCCAGCGGCTCGGGAGAACGATCACCAGCCGCACCGATGCCGACGCCCACGAACAGGCAGAGCCCGGCCAGTGGTAGGGCAACCCGCTTCCTCACCGTGCCGCCTGCGGGTCGAAGTTGTCCGGCACCCAGACATCCCACCGGCTAGCGGTCAGCAGGAAGTCGCCCCCTTCGATCAGATCGGATCCGCGTCGGATATAGAACTCCGGCACCCGGTCGGTACGGACGTTACCCCCGACAGATGAGGCAACCTCGTCGGCACGGTGGCGATGCTGGTCGATGATCTTCTTCGCCAGGTCATTCTTCATCACCGTGCTGAAAAGCCCGTCCAGGAGTTCCCCCTCGGGGATGGCGCTCTCCACATCGATCTTCACGCATTTCACTCGGAACCGCCTTCATCTCAGAACGGGGGATCCTCGGACGCGACGTCTGTTTCCGGCTGCGGCTCGTCGTCGGGCTCGGGCGGCTGCACGACGGTGAAGCGCTCGCGGGCGGACTTGCCGGGGCCACGGCGGCGAGGATTCGCAACAGCAGCGGCATGGTCGGCGATGGCCGCGTCGATTGCCCGCGCCTCCGGCGTCCCGTCGATCACGTACCGCTGGGAGGTAAGGCTGGCCGGGCTCAGCAGCAACGCTTCCGACATCTGCTTCACGAACGTCCGGGCCTGCGCACCGGCATGAGGCTTCATCGCCTCCAGGTAGGTCCGCACGTAGAAGGCGACCATGTCCTGCGCGTGGTCGGCTTCCCAGACGAGCGCCTGCGGCGACATCCAGATACGCCGCCACATCAGCAGTTCTTTCTCGTTCGGCTCCACGACTTCGTCCGGCCATTCCGGTGGTTCGCCCATCCGGCCCGCCGACGGCAGTTTCGTCCATTCCTTGCCGTCCCGCTGGCGCGCGAGCGCATTCGGGTCCGGCGGCGGCCCGCCATTGCGAGCGCGCGCTCCACCACTTCCGATTCCACCCATGGGGATCAGCATAGACGAGGTGACAAGACGAGGCCCCGACCGGCGAACCGGCGGGGCCTCGTTCAATCGGCGGCGTGCCCCCGGCTGAGGCATGACGACGACGACCGGGTATTTCGCTGCACCAATCAGAGTGATCGTATATCAGTTGACAACCACTTGTCTACGGGCTGACCCGCACCAGGTCGCCCACCGCGTCGACGTGGCCGAGCGTGGCCGACCCCTTGAAGTCGAACCGCCAGACCCGGGTAGCCGTATCAGCGAACGACGTGCTGGCCACACCACGCGAATCCGTGACGTCCGTGGCGTCCACCAGGCCGTCGTCATAGGCCCCGGCGAGGTTGCGGGACTGAAGCCGGGCCGTCCGGCCGGACAGGGCCACATAATCCTGATCAGACCAGTCGGCGACGCTGAACCGGCTCTTAACGGTAATCACCGTTCCGGCCCGGACGGGCTCAGGCGCGGCATCCGTCTTGGTCGCGATCACCCGCCGCTTCAGCCGGATGTCCTGGAACTCCGTCACCGTCCCGCTCGCGGTGGCTTCATTCACCAGCGACGTCGTCGGGTCGTCCAGGACCGGCGTGACGACGTCGACCCTCACCCGGTCGACACGCAGCCCGGCCGACCGGTTCGACGTCGGCGGCGTCACCGCTACCGTCTCGTCCACCAGATCCGACTCGGTGCCGGTCGCGGAGAAACCGGGACCACGGACCGTCCAGACACTACCGAGCGGCAGGACGACGCAATTGGTGCGGACCAGAGCCACCGTGCGATTGACCGTCGACAGCCCGCCGACGAACGTGTGCCCGCTGGTGTCGGCGTAACCGGCCGGGCTGGACATGCGGTAATCCACCGTGCAGGGCGGGACGGGAGGGTCGGCGGCGTTCGCAACGCCCGCCGGTACGGTACAGACCAGCGCGAGCGCGCCGACAACAGCGAGTTTTCTCATCATGGAGGAAGGCTACCGCGAGCCCGGCCAGGAACGGCGAAAGCCCCCGACGTGACGCAACTGGACGGTGCGAACACGCCTCGGGCTAACGACGCCGCGTGCCGTCCTCTACGCCACGCCGAGGACTCAACCCGACTGTGCTGCGTCGGCCACCAGTATTTGCGCAGGACTGGCCCTGTCAAGGCGTGCAGAGGCCGGATCGGATCAGGCCGCTCTCGTGCATCAGGCCGTCACTCACCGACATATCGTGCCGCGTGGCGGGAGGCGGATTCGAACCGCCGACCTTCGGATTATGAGTCCGATGTGCTTCCAACTGCACCATCCCGCTACGTGAAGCGAACTGGGCTGACAAGAACCCGTCGGTTCTTCAGCAGCCAGCAGGGACTCCCACCTCAACCGCTACCCCATACGTTTCGGGTCGGCTCTAGAAGCCTCGCGGACGCACCTGGGACGGCCTGGCAGTTCGCTCACTTCAACGGATCGTACGCGACCCCCTACGGCAGCGCCGACATTGCACGCTGGGCGAATTACCGGCCGCTCGTTTCCGTTGCAGGACACAGTCTTGCGCATGTGACAGCCACTTGTCAAGCGACGGACTTGAAGGAGAACCACTCCTCCAGCGTCATCTGCTTCTTCTCCAGGTTGCAGCCTAAGTGGGCCAGCAGGACGTTGGCCGGATCATGCGCTCCGCCCCGGGCGAGCGGGGTTGCGTGGTCGGTGGTGGCGCTCCCCCACTTCGGATACGGAAGATCCATATTTACCGGTGTTCGGCAGAGACCGCAGGTGTAGTCGTCCCGAGCGGCGATTTCGTCCTTGCGGATCGGGTCGCCCTTGCTGGCGGCCTTCAGCGCAAGACGGCGATGGTACGCGGCGCGCATTGTGTCGTTCCATGGCTCGTCGCGGCCGTTCATCTCGCGATCCTTCTTGACCCAGTGGTAGGCGCAGAGCCCTCTGGCTCGATGTGGTTTGTCGCAGCCTTCGATCAGGCATCTCCGAGAATTGCTCGATTCGTCCCAGACGTAATTGGCCTTGCGACAACGGAGTGAGCAGTAGCGCTGGAAGCGTCCAAGCGCACCAGCGGTACGCGGCTTCAACAGATTCAAGCAAGAAGACTCTTCGCAGACGGTTGGCGCGTCGGGACTGATCCTCATTCCGCCGATTGTAGCATGAGGAGGGTATTATATACGCTTCGCAACCACTTGTGGAAGATCCGCTC